CGATACGACCTTGGTCACCCGTCGTTCGATCGCCTGTTCGTGGAAGAAGCTGTAGGCGGCGATCGCGGTCAGGACCACGCCGAGTCCCAACGCGACCAAGGCGACCGTGGCCACATGCCTTTCCCCGTAGACGTAGGCGCGGTTGAACCAATCCTTCGGCCCTCGCTCCTTCGGTGCCGGTTTGCGTTTCGTCGTCACGTCCAGAACCTTTCGATAGCGATCAGCAGGCCAAGACAGGTCAGGGCGAAGGTCGCGGGGTTGCCGTCGATCCAGCCGGTCATCGGAGGGGGAAGAACCGGTCGACGGTCTGGCCCGCCCAGAACAGGGCGAGGACCACCAGTGCGCCGAGGAGACCGGGGTCGATCTCCCCGGACTTCAGCTGGGACTGCACGGCCAGCGCGAGAAGCACCACGGTGATCAGGATCGCCACCCACGGTTTCGGCTTGCGCTCTTCGATTTTCTCGTCGGGCTCCAATCACCTATCCCCTGTCCTTTGGTTCACGCCGTGATGTGGCGGCCGACTCTCACGTCGGGTGGTTGTTGCCGGGTTGCGGATGTGGGCCTCAGCGTTCGCTCAACGCGTTGAGGCTGGAGACGGGCCTGTTCCCTAGGCGCTGGTAAGGCTGCGCGCTTCGAGGGCCAGCTGTTGCCGCGCCACGATGGCTTCGATTCGCTGCGGCGGTGCGTCCACCGTGATCGTCACCGTGTTCGATTCGGCGTCGTAGCTGGTCGCCGTGATCAGACGTGGTTCCCCTTCGTACTGGTCATCCATCACCGCGATCGTCTGGCTGTTACGCAGTTGCCAGGGTTGACGCCAGTGGCCACCCGCGTCCTGGATGTAGCCCTGGACCGTGAAGCTGCCGGGTCTCTTCGGCCGATTGTTTTCGGCGAGGTAGGCCCGGCCGAACTGCAACGCTTCAGCTTCCAGGCACTGCCACGGGATCGTGTACGGGATCCATAGCTCCTCGCCACGGCGCGTGGCGGCGTTGTTTTCGTTTTCGTCCTGGAGCTCGACGTGTTCATCGGGGTAGAGCGTGTAGGTGTGGCCGAAGAAGTCCGAGTAGGTGACGATCACGCCGTTGGCGAACGATTCGATCGAGTCGCCCTGGAACTGGACCGAGACGCCGGGATCGGTGGTCCTGATCTGCCAGTCCGCCTTCGTCAGATCGGCGGGTTCGAAGTAGAACTTGCGGTCCTCCCAGATGTTGGTCTCCCAGAGGACCAGGTTGTTCAGCTGCTGGATTGCGTCGTAGGGAGTCGATGGGGAGTCGTGCCAGGTGCACTGAGTTAGGACAAACTGATTTTCTTCCCCCGCCCACTCGATCTTCGGGGCGAAGTTGGCGAGGAGGTACTGCATGACGTCGGAGATGAAGTAGCCCTCTTCCGGTCTGCCGCCCCGCTCGGTGAGCCCGTGCGTCCCCACGATCCGCGGATAGAGGAAGGCCAAGGTATTGCTGATGGTCCCGGCGCCGGCTGCGGCGTAGAAGGCCCGCAGGAGCGCCCACTTCCTTCCCGGGACACTCGCCGTGACAGAGCCGTTCGTGAAGTTTTCGGCGTGAAATTCGCTGCTGTTGTCGGAGGCCGATGCAAGGTCGTCCGTGCACAGAAAGGCCGCGCTGTGCCAATTGACATCGGTGCTCGAACCCTCGAGCCGAGCGAAGTCGAATCGAAGCTGTCCTATGTCCTCGCCCCCGGCATAGACCCACGCTTCGCCGATCTCGGCGTAGGTTCCATCGAAGGTGCCGTAGGTGAGAACGACAGCGGGGCCGGTCGCGCCGCTGTACTGCCACCCGGAACTGATTGCTCCCTCGTACCGGAAGGCGCCTCCGGCCAACGTCGCAACCTTGCGGGCGGTGCTGGGTTCGGTCCACCCGGACAGCCGCCGGTCGATGATCAGCGCCGACATTGGTCGGTTCTTCAGGTAGGTCATCCACCCGACGCACTGGACGGTGATCGTCTGACTGGGGTCGTTCGACCGCGGGAACGACTGGATGCGGCCTTCGTAGGCGATGTCGCCCTGGCGGCCGATGAAGCGGACCGTGTTCAGCAACGCGAGGTCGGGGTATTCCCGGAAAATTTCGCGGGCGAGGGTGAAGGTGGCCGTCGAGAAGCCTTCGCCCCGCTGGGTCGAGAAGCTGATCGCCGTCGGGACGTTCGATGCCTTCAGCTGATCGGCGGAGAGACGGAACGATGCTCCCTCTGCCGTTTCGATCTCGATGTCGAGCTCGAGCGGCGGGCGACGGGCGAGGCTCGCTGGAACGACCGCCGGTTCGGAAGCTTCGGGATTACCCAGGGTTCCCGAGCCGAGAGTCCCGGTGCCAAGGGTGCCGGACATCCGCTACCCCGCCTGGTAATAGCCGGCCGCGATGCCCTTCTTGAATGCGGCCTGCGCCGAGCCGGAGGACTCGATCTGCCAGTCCATCCGTTCCCCGCCCTCGACGATGTTCCAGTTGAACCAGACCAGCGCCTTGACGGCGGGGAACCGCTTCGGAAGGGCAGTGCTGAGCAGGTTCGTGATCCACGCGGCCTTCGATCCGCCGGCCTCCCTACAACCCGTCTCGCAGATCATGATCGGCTTACCCGGTGCGATCACCCCGAGCCGGTCGTAGGTCTGCTTGAAGACTTCGAAGGGCGACTTCCAGGGGGTGTCCTTGTTGTAGCCGTCCATCCCGACCCAGTCCACGTAGGCGGAACCGGGGAACCACGGGGCCGGGTCTGAAGGTCCGTCCCAGATCGCGTTGACGCACCAGACGAACTTGACGTTCGGGGCGATGGCCCTGATTCGGGAGACGTAGCGGACCCACGCCTTGACGTAGTCGCTCTGGCGGCCCCATGCGTACCAGGTGCCGTTCATCTCCCAGCCCGGACGGAGGAGGATCTCGCCGCCCCAGGTCTTGGCCTTCTGAGCGAGGGCGTCGATGACCGCGTCCTGCGAGCCACTGACGATCGAGGCGACCGGGAAGTCCACCGAGATCAGCGAGACCGCGCCGCGGCCCTTGGCGAGGTTCAGGGCGTTGGTGTCGAGGGCCCCGAACGGCTGTCCCCAGTGGACGATCGAGACCTTCTTGCCGGCATGGGACTCGAAGGTGTCCCAGGTTCCCGCGTCCCACGGGGCATCTCCCCTGCCCCCGTAGACATCTCCGTCGATGCGGGCCCCCCAGAGGATGCTCATCAGATCACTCCCGCGAGGGTCGGACCCTGGGTGGATGCGAGTTCTGAGGGCGTGAAGGAGGTCGGCGCCGTAGTTTTGCCGGTGCCGGTGGTCCCCGCGCGAAGGGTCTTCCCCGCCGCAGCCATGGCGAAGTTGGGGACCGTGGCGGTCGCGGTGGCGGCACGGAACTGGACGGCGGTGGTGGACTGCGTGCCTACCAAAATCGACACCCAGACGAAAACTTCCGAACCCCCGGCGATCGTCAGCGACTGCCCTGAGTCCACGGTGACTGAGACGCCCTTCTCCCCCGCCGTGGCCCATGAGGCCGACTGGTCGGCGGAGACGCCCAGCCTGGTCCCGGTGCTGCTGTAGACCGCGACGAAGCAGTTGGCGAGAGCGGTCGCGCCGGTGCCGGCCGTGGCGACCACCAGGCGGACGGTCGAGAAGTCAGCCGACGCGACCCGCACCGGAACCTGGACATACAACGGCTTCCCTCCTTCCGGCGCGAAGGAGGTGGTCGCCATCGCCGGGTCGTCGAGAGAGCAGGCTTTCAGACCGTGGTCGCGGTAGCTCCAGGGGATTCGTTCCCTGGTGAGGGCTTCGGCGGACACGGCGGCGCCAGAGGCATCGAAGGCCGAGGTCGGTTGCGTGGAGGCAGTGCCGAGGCCGAGAAGGGTCCGCCCTGCCGCAGCGGTCGCGAGTTCGAGGAACGAGCGTCCGAAGCTGGTCGTACTGAGCGCCGCGATGGCGGTGAGGTCCGAATCGAGAGGTTGACAAGCCGCGATTGCTGCGGCAACGGTGGCAGCAGCACCACTCGGGTTCACTCCCAGCTCGGCCTCGATCGCGTTGATCGCGGAGTTGGCGTCGTTGTGGAGGGCGGGATGGGTGTTTTCGGCGGTCGTTGAGTTCGAGTTCGAAGTCGATAACGAGTCCAGCGACGTGGGATAATTACTAGGCAAGATGACTCCTCACAGGATCAGCCCGATGACCGCAGAGCAATGCGCTCGCTATTGGTCAAAGGTGGATAAAGGCGACGGCACGGGGTGCTGGCAGTGGCGTGCATACGTGATGCCCACCGGCTACGGCCAGGTGCGGATCAACAATCGGGCATTCGTTGCCCATCGGGTCTCATTCGAACTAACCAACGGGCAAGTCCCGCACGGCCTCGAGTTGGACCACCTCTGCCGTAACCGAGCCTGTGTCAACCCGGCGCACCTAGAGCCGGTGACGCGGAGTGAGAACACGCGGCGAGGCGAACTTGGGCAAATCACCGCAGCTCGAATAAGAAAGCAGGCCGCAGAGATCACGCATTGTCCGCAGGGCCACCCGTACGCGGGGCCGAACCTCTACATCACCCCCGATGGCAAGCGCCATTGCAAGATTTGTCGTCGTGCCGCCTTTGAGCGCTTCCACGCTCGACGTGCTGGCCTTGACGTGCCTAAGCGGTCGCGCAGGAACCACCTCTCAACGCGTTGAGCGGGGATGATTCGGGGAGGTCCTGGCCGTGGACGGATCTCCGGCTGGACAGGCTCAGGGACACGCGCGTATACTCAACGCGTGATCATGCAAAGCGGGAGCGGCGCCGCGCTAACGGCCCGCCCCCTGGCCATCGGAACTGGAGGTTCACGATGACAAAGGCGATTGTTGCAGGGCTGGCGGTGCTCTCGTTGCTCCTCCCGGTATCCGCCGCGGCTGAACCGGCAGCGACGGCCGAAGGTGACCTCGCCATCGCCAAGGAATTCTGGGGCGACCGCGAACCGACCGGATGCTCTTCGATCTCGTTCACGACCGAAGTCCACTCCGAAGACGCAGGTGGCGAAGCCACCGAACTGATTGCCGGGGAGCCACCGGTCCCCTGCACCATCGCCGTCAAGGAAGTCGGCAGCGACCCGACCCGGACCCGGATCTCGGTCTGCGTTGCGGCCGTCCATGAGTGGGGTCACCTACTAGGTGAAGGCCACAGCCCCGACCCCGAATCGGTCATGTACTGGCAGCCATCGGCGTCCTCAGTCCCAGCCTGCCAGGAATGGATCTATTCGGCCGATGCACAGGAAGGGGTCGCACGACGGCAGGCGTGGCAGGAATGGCGTGAAGATCGCTCGGAATGTCGCACGGCGGCTGGACCCTTTCGGCACCGCTGTTGGCAGGCGCTGCGGCTGAAGAGGGCTCGTCTCGTCAGCGCGGCACCAGGTAGCGCTCCGTCACCTTGATTTCCACGCTTTGTTTGTCGATCGCCACAGTGTCTTCCTCCACCGCAATGTCGGTCCGCCGCATCCTTACGGCCATCCGATTGATCAACCCCAGCTCGCCCGCGGGCTCGAGATAGAAGCCAGCCCCGCGGTAGACGGGCGGCGGCCCCTCGTAGGTTCCGGTGGAGTCTTGCCGTAGGCACCCCTGCGAGTTGAACTCGACCTGTTTCCCCGAGTAACAGACCCGCCCGCTGACTTCGGCTCCTACAACTTCGAATCCATCGTAGGCGCGGCTGTTCGCGCTGGCGGAGGTCCAGGCGTCGTAGAGTCCGACTTTGCCTTCCGCCAGCGAGCCGCCCGTGGCGAAAGCGGGGTCCTGACCGGCAAGTTCGGCGATTGGGGTCGTCGATCCGCTGATAGCCGCCCCCCCGATACCGCGCACCGCGCCCGCCGGTCCACCTACGTAAGCCGCCGCTGACCATGCACCCGAGCCGTTGATCGTCAGAACTATCCGAAAGGGATTGCCACTACTGAGAAGGCCGCTTGCCGTCGAGGTTCCGCCGATAGGAGCCGACCCCAGGACCGTTGAGACGCCACCAATCCTCTTAATTACCCTTAGGTAGTTACGCAGGTACGATTCGGAATCTAGTTCTTGCTCGACCACTCCGAAGAGGCAATTGTTCGCGGCTTCCGTCGCCTGAGCCCGGGCAAGCACTCCCTGCCGGAGTTTCCCTTTGGTGTATTCGCTCGCTTCCACATAGGCACTGACTATGACGTCGCTGAATTTCGAGGTTCCCGCGAATGCGAAACAACCGACGTCGAGAGATGCGTCGCTGACTTTCACCCTTTCTGCGTAGTGGCTTGCGTTCACCTTGAGCCCGTTTTCCCCGGTCTTGTTGATCATCGCCCAAGTGGTCGTGGTCGGATAGCCGAGCGCCTGGGATTCGAGGTTTCCGGCCGCTCCTTCGAAGTTGTCGTAGGCGATGAGAGCCGTCGTGAGCGAGCTGACGACCCCCCGGCCGTATCCCGACGCCTCGGTGGTCGGCATCAACAGCAGGAAGTTCACATCGTTGGCGGGCCGACCCGTCGTAGCCTTCTGTTCGACCCTGACCTCCGAGGTCTGCGTCCCCAGCTTCACCGCGTCAAGGGAGACCTCCCCCATGAAGATGTCCGCCCACCCGTTGACCACGGTGGGCTGTTTCCATTCGAGTGGAATCAGGGGCCCGTCCCCGTTGCGATAGCTGATCCGGAACCGAGCAGCCGCGGAGGTCGCGAAGACCCGCAGGTAGATTCCGTAGGAGCCGACGTGTTCGATCCGTCCGGTCCCGCAGAGCGTGGTCGCCTGGGAGACAGCCGTGCCCCGCAGCACTTTTTCTTCGAGGTAGGCGCCGGACCGGGTTTTCGATTCGCCGGAGAAGCCGGTCCCGGTCAGGCCACTTTTCGCCGAGAGAATCAGTGGCGGGTTCATTTCGCTGATGACCACATCGCGGCCCCATTGGGCGAAGCGCCGGTCCTGGGTTGCGGTGTCTTTGACGATCAGTCGGGCCTCTGCCGGGACATCGCCTTTGACGCCTGAGATATAGCGGACTTGGAGCGGTTCAGCGCCGGATTCGACCGCGGCGAGGACGGTCCGTTCGGGCGTATAGAAGAACGGGCGGCAGGTCAGCTTGATCGTCACGACCGGCGCACCAAGCAACCACCCCGCCCCGTCTCCCTCGACTTCGATCGGGATCCCGGTGACTTCCGCGCTCAGCACGTAGCCGGTGTAGGCGGCGGCGGTCGTGGCTGGCGTCCATTCGAGCGCCTGCCCGCCTTCGATCTTCTCGCAGGCCTGGATGGCGTCGGTGAGTTCGCCCAGTTTCGCGATGCCGAGGGCAACGGTCGACTGAGGGCTGATCCGCACCTTCAGTTCGAAGTTGGCGTTGGTGTAGTGGGACTCCCGCACCAGGGCTTCGCCGTCCGAGTCGGCATTGGTTGCGAAGAGCGGCTTCTTGGCCGCAGGGGTGAACGTCAGTGATTCGACCGTGAAGCGGGATTCGTCATTGAGTTCGACGGCCCCCAGTTTGAGGCGCTCGAGCGGAGAGGTAGGCATGGGTACTTGCGCATCTCCTGTCTGGCTCGCTAGGGTACGCGCCATGAAGCGCGCTCTTGCAGGGGTTCTCGTGCTGGCCGCGATGGCCGCTGCGGGCTGCGGAGGGGGCGGCTCCGAGACGCACACCACGCACTCCATCTATTCGCGCCTATCGGCGGAGCAGCTGGAACGCATGATCAATGAAGAAATGCAGCTCGAACACGCCTTGTCCGGTAAGGCATGGAAGCAGTACCGGGAAACTCACTAGGAACCCCTAGAAGCTCCCGACGCCCCCGTTGCTTACCGTCTGCGCCTGGAGCGTCGCCCGGGCTCCCAGCTGCCCACTCAGGATGTCCGCAAGCGCCTTCCACGCCGTGGCGCTGCCCGTCGCCACGGCTTCCCTTGCAAAGTTGGTCTGCTGTTCGATTGATTCCCGAAGGGCTTTCATCTCTTCGGCGAGCTGTGCCTGAGATTCCGAGCCTTCATCGGATTTGATCGCTTCGGTCAGGCCTTTGACTTCGTGCGCCCATCTGGCGATTTCGGCCCAGTTGCCTTCTTCCTCGGATTTCTTGAGCTCTTCTTCGGCGAAGCTGAGTTTGCGGTGCAGGATCTCGAGGTCATCGCTCAGACCTTCAGTGAGTTCCGCCAGTGCGAGTTCGCCTTCGGTCTGTTCTTCGAAGGCTTCGATCGCGAGGTTCCTCAGGTTTTCGGTGGCCTGAGTGAGGTTGCGCGTGGCTTCGGCGATGTCGCCGAGGTTTCCTGATTCCTTTGCTTCCTTGAGTTCTTCTTCGGCGATCTGCTTCAGACCTTCCAGGGCCTTCAGATCGTCTGATTTGGTCCCCCTGGTCGTTTCCGCCTCGGCCACAGAGAGTTCGCCCTTGTCCCGGCGAGCTTCACGCCGCTTTTCTTCTTCTTCTTCTCTGTGTTCTTTCTGCTCGCGCGCGAGGTCGGCCGCTTCGGTCGCGTTTTCTTCTCCGTATCCCCGGAGCGCTTCCGAGGCGCCCTGTGCCCCTTCTCGCGCGCCGGCCCTCTGAGATACGAGTTCGGCGCGCTTTTCTTTCAGCGCTTTCACTTGCTTGCCCGAGAGTTTCCCGGCGGCATGGGCGAGCTTCCAGTTGATCTGCTTGATGCCCTTGGTGGTGTGGTTGATGACCCCCTTCTCGAAGAGTTTGCGTGCGTTGGAGGCGAGGGCCTGACCACCGCGGGTCAGCTGCACGTTCAGCGCCGCCGCTTCGACGGCCTGCCAGTTCGCTTCGGTGGGGTTTTCTTCATACGCCGCCTGAGCTCTTTCGAGGGTGCGTCCCGCCATCCCCTCGGAGAAGGTCGCGTTGGACTCCGCGTTGGCGAGGATCGTTTCGCGTTCCGGCGTGGTGGTACCGCGACCTTCCAGTTCTTCACGCTGAAAGAGCGGCAGGGCGGCTGCCCAGGAGGGCAGCGGAGAGGTCGGGACGTTGTGGGAGATTTTCGGGTTCTTGGCGTGCTTTGCCCCGAGCTTCGTAGCCCGCTTGATTTCCTTCGGGGTTGCCGTTCCGGCGGAGGTTCCGCCGTGGACGGTGTGACCCTTGGGGATCGCGAGTTTCTTCGCCTTGGTGCCTCCCGACGACCCCAGATTCTTCGCGGCAGCCGCGGCGGTATGACCGGCCCATTCGACGGTCGCCTGGGTATCGGTGATGCCGAGGGAGGCACCGATCTTCCGGAGTCCGGCTGCGGTGAAGTCGATCGCCCGGCCGGTCCACGCCGCGGGACCCCAGTCGGTGTGCTGAAGCAGGCCTTCGGCACCGCCGACTTTCGCCCAGAACCAGTCGCCAAGGGTGGAGTCGTCGCGGATCGCGAAGCCAGGATCTTCGTCGGTGTGCTTCTGGTCGGCGGTCAGATGGCCGGTGCCACCCTCGTAGGAGGCCTTGCCCGACACGACCATCCCGCCGGACTGAAACCCCTTCTTCTGGTTCTGACCCTTGCCGTGCCTGCCGCTCCCCCGGAATCCACCGCCGGTAGCTCCGAAGTCCGCATGGCGGATCGTGAAGCCCGGCCGGAAGGTGTATTCGCTGATCCAGCCAAAGCCTCCACCGGGATTTGAGTCAGACGTGCCGATCGCGCCTTTGCCCTTGACGACCGCATAGACATGCTCGGCATTCGCCAGCACCGACACGTCGCCCTTACCCGGAAGTCCCCAGGTCTGGAATCCTCCCGACACCATCGGGGCGAAGTTGAAGTTCGGTCCGGGAAGCCCTGACCCGTCGAAGAGCTCGGAGATTCCGCCGGAGCAGTCCCACGGGCCGTTGCGTGACGCCGTCGATCCGTGTCCCCCACCCCAGAGGTACGGCTGGTGGAGGGAGTCCATCCGATTGCCGTTGGCGACGATCCGGCCGATTCCGTCGTGCTGGTTCGCATAGCGGACGGCGGCTTTGAAGCCCTTGTGCACTGCGTGCTGTCCGGCCATATGGAGCGGTTCGGTGCCCGTGATCTTCGGTTCGGGCCCGATGGGTCCGCCTTTTTGGAAGCGGGGCGCGAGGCTGAAGTTCAGGTGGTCGAGCGTCGAGGTGCCAACCGTCTTCACCGCGTTGCGGTTCAGGACGTACTCGCCCGGCTCGAGCATAGCCGGGATCGTGTCGCCCGTGCCGGCGCCGCCGAGTCCACCGCCTCTCTGCTTGCCGGTGGGCGCAGGAGGGCCGAAAGCCACGGACTTCACACCCAGGGCCGACAGGAAGGTATTCAGGGTGGTGCCGGTCCTGTTGAGGCTGCCCGTGGTCGCCCCTTCGAACGACTTCACATCTCCTTTCGCCGATCCGAAGTTCCGCTTGGCCGACTTGGAGAAGGTTTGGAAGCCGAGGACCGAGTTCTGGATCGGGCGTTTGATGTCGGACAGGGAGGTGTTGACCTTCTTGCCCATATCCAAAGCCGACTGGGTCGCATTGCGGAGGAAGTGCGCCCACTTGTTCCCGCCGGTCTGCGCCGCTTCCTGCAAGGTCTTCGCGTACTGACCCTGTGCCTTCTGAGAGTGCTGAAGGTTCTTCAGATAGCCTTCGTTGATCGGTTTCAGTTCCTGAACCGACGCGCCGGCGGCCTTCATCGCCTGGCGCTGGTTTTCGAGCGAGACGCGCTGTTGTTTCAGGACGTTGATCCGGTGGCGCTCTTCGAGGATCGCCACGCGCTGGAGTTCCTTGGTCGCCTTCAGCTCTTCGCCGTGCAGGTGTTCTGCGTTCTTCTCCCGCCTCGTCGCCCTGGTGACTTCGTCGCGCGCTTCGGCAAGGGCGACTTCCTTGCGGACGGTAGCCTGCGAATTGGGACCCGACTTCCTGCGGACCTCGTCGAGTTCGTTCTGTGCCTTCTTCTCGTGGTCGGTCGCTTCCTTGACGCGCTTGTGGGCGGAGGCGACGGAGTTCTGTGACTGGGCGAGTTGATGTCCGGCCTGCTTCTGCGCCTGGATGGCCTTGGTGGTTCCTTCCAGGCTCTCCTTGAGCCGTTCCTGCATCGACTTGACCTTCGGACCGCCCGAGAAGAGAGACCCGAGGATCCCGCCGGCGATCGAACCGAGGCCGACTCCGATCATCGCTCCCTCGGGGCCGAGGAACGCGCCGGCGATTCCGCCGACCAAAGCGCCCCCGGCTTTAAAACCGGCGTCTTTCCAGTCGCCCTTGGTGGCCGACATGACGATGTTGCCGACGCCCACGGCAGCCATGCCGACGCCTAGATATTTCGCGAAGCTCGTGGAGAAGAAGCCGGCGGCGGATGACGCAAGTTTTCCGCGGCCAAAGGAGCGCGCGAGTTCATAGCTACCTTTGCCGTCGGCCAAGCTCCCGCTGATCGCGCTTGCAATAGAGGAGCCGATCTTGGCGTTCTGCAACTTCGCTGCCACCCCGACGATGCTTCCGATGCCGCTGGTGATGGCACCCAAGGTGCGGATCACGGGACCTGCGGCGACGGTGATCAGGCCGAACTCGATGATCGACTTCTGGGTGCCCTTCGGCAAGCCCATGAAGGCGCCGACAACGTCTTTGACATCCGCCCCGACCTCGCGCACTATCGGGATCAGGTCTTTGCCCATCGTCACGGCAAGCACTTCGGCTTCGGCCCGAAGCTGTTTCCACTGGTAGGCCGTCGACTTTTTCTGCTCGGCCAGTACCTGATTGGTCCGACCGGCGTCCTTGTTGAAGGCCGCCACGTCTTCCCGCGCGCTCGCCGCACTCTTACCGGTGAGACCGAAGACCGCCCGCATCGCCCGGACGTTCCCGAACATTTCGCCGATGATCTCTTTGTTGCCGTGCGCGGCCTTGGTCACGGCTTCGAGGGCGCCCTGGAAGCCCTTCTGCTTGATGATCTGTTCGCCCGAGGCATACCCGAGGTCTTTGATCGTCCCGTTCAGGGCTTTGCTCGGCTTGATGAAGGCGGCGACGGCCTGGTTGATGTTGGTGATCGCGGTTTCCCCAGACTGGCCCTCCTTGGTCAACGTCGAGATCGCGGCGCCGACTTCCTTGATGTTGATCCCCATCGTGGAAGCTGCCGGCAGCACATAGCCGATCGCCCCTGCGAGCTCTTCGAAGGAAACGACGCCTCGGTTGACGGTTTCGAAGAGATCATCGGAGACCTGCCCGGCTTCTTTCGCCGGCCGGTGGTAGGCGTTGAGTGATGCGGCGACGGCTTTGCTCGAGACCTCGGTCGTCGTCAGACCTGCAGTTGCCGCCTTTGCCGATGCTCGGAGAACCACCAGCGATTCCTTGGCGTCGAAGCCGGAAGAGACAAGGTCGTACATCCCTTCCGCCATCGTCTTCGGGGCCTGCGCCATTTCCCCTGACATGGCCAGCACTTCCCGGTTCAGTTTCTGGAACTGTTTTTCCGGGAGCTGCGCGATCGAGTTGACGTTGCGCATCGATTTTTCGAAATCGATGGCCGTCTTGATCGCCACGGCACCGAGGGCCGCCACGGGCAGCGAGCCGTACTTCGTGATGTTCTTCCCGGCACTGGAGATCTTCGACCCGGCGGTCGAGATGCGGCGCCCCGCCGCCTCGAGGCCAGTGGCCGCTTTAGCCCCGGACTTCTCGGCGTTGGCGAACGCTCGGTCCAAGAGGGCGCTGTCGCCCGTGAGTACAACGTTGAGCGTCCGGGTTGCGATGGATCAGCCCTCCAGGGGTGCTTGCCCAGCTCGTGCTTGTTCCTTGAGGTCGTGCTTGATCCCGGCCAGGTTCAGGTCGACCTCCCAAGACTGGAGGCCGACCGTGGCTTCTTCGGCCGAGATCCCGCAATAGCGCCGCAGGAGGTAGAGGTCATACCCCTCCTCGGCGCTCAGGTAGGGCGGCGCTCTTCGCGGAGCTCTTTGATCTGCTCGTTGAAACTGTCGAGCGTGGCCTTGCCGATCTTGTCGTCTTTGTAGAGCTTCGACAGGACCTGCTTGGCGGTTTTCGGCCGCTCACCCTCTGGTACGTCGACCGGCTCCAGCCACATGTCGAGCAGCTCGATCAAGGTCTTCACCTGAGCGTCACGGTTCAGCGACTTCTTCACCTCGGCATCGGCCTCGGCGAATTTCGCCGCAGCGGCCTTCTCCTTGCCAGCCTCCTGTAGTTCCGCGCCTTCGCGGAGCAGCTTCTGGGTCGGCTCAGCAAGCGCCTCGACTTTCTCTTCCCATGCTTCCGACTTTTCTTCGAGCGAGCGGGTCGGCGGCTTCAACCGATATTCCGGACCCATCAGGTTCAGCGTGATCGGCTCGAAGACATCTGCGAGTGATAGGTCGGCCATCTATCGGCCCTCCTGTTCGACGGGTTCTCGACGGTTCGCGCCCCACCGCCGGCCCGTCGAGTCACCGGCGGCAGGGCACGTCTGGTGCTGCTTGGAAGTTGTGGCCGCGCTACTCGAAGCTGTAGCGGGCTGCGGTGGCCTCGAGGAGGCCTGAGAGGCGTGCTTCGGTGCCCTCGGATGAGGCGGCGACCTCCTTGCGAACGAATTCCGTACGCGGGAATTCGATCGGCACGCCACGGGGTTTGATCGAGCCTCCCCATTCGAGGACGTCCCCCTGGGGCAGGTTCGAGTACAGCGTGATCGCACCGCGGCGCACACCGGTCCTGACCGAGCGCCGCATCTTGCCGGTGCGATATGGCGGAGCGGTCGAGTTGCGGACCTTGTCCCGCGTCTCGTTCCCGACGTCGCGCAGCTCTTTGACGAGAGAGGCGCCCAGTCGTTTGTCGATCTTCCGGAGATCCCGGAGGAGATCCGAGATACCGGAGGTATCGATGGCTGGGCGCCTCGTCATGCGGACTCCTAGAGAGTCGTGTCGGAGCTGACGTATTCGATCGTCGCCGGCGGTTCCGTGCCGTTGTCGAATGCTTCATACGGCCAATCGAGGGCAATGACATCCGGGCCGGAGACCTGTGGGGTGTCCCCGGTGAAGTGGCACGCCGGGAGGGTGACCTTCAGGGTCTCTTTGTTGGTTTCCGAGATCGTCTGGCCTTCGAAGAGAAGCACGATTTTCACGGTGTCGCATTTCGTGAAGTGTTCGTACTGCGTCAGGCCTTTGAACTCCATGTTCATGGAGCCGGTCGGGGTGAAATAGTCGTTCGGCAGGGGCTTGGCGGCCGTGGCACCGGAGCCGATGCCGAAGCGATCGACTTTCAGCGCGAGCGGCAGGTTCACGGACGCCGACGGGATGATCCCGAGCGTGTCCGAGCCGACTTCGATTTTCCCGCCCGTGAAGTCGAGCGAGGCGATACCGGTCGGGTAGCTGGCCACGGCCAGGGATTCCGAAGTCACCACATCCTTGGCGTTCAGGCTCAGCGTGGCCATCAGCTCCGCCCCCGTGTCGCAGGAGAGTGCGAGCTGGGTGATCATGGCACCGAGGTAGCTGAATGGCTGGACGGTCCCGTCGACACCCGGCACGCCGACCTGCACGGTCAGCGACTTGCTTTCCGGCCACGTGGTGCCGAGTTTGTGGATCTGTTTGTAGGCGGTGCCGGTGCCGATTTTTTCCGGCGTGACCGTTTCACCGTGGAGCAGGTTCAGCCAGGTGCCGAAGCCCTTGGTCGGGACCTTCATGGTGACGTCGCCGGTGCCCGAGCGGGTGGTCGGCTTGTGACGCCCCACCGGACGAGCCAGTCGGCCGGCCCGCAGACCGGTCGAGGTCAGATAGTTCTGCTGTCGGGAGAGGGTCTCCGAGTCGAACTCGTAGAAGCTCGCCGGCGCTTTGTAGGTGCCGAACGAT